ATCTGCATTAGCAGCAACAGGTAATAGTTCTTATGGTTACTTTGGTGGTGGAAGTACTTCTGCTCCTGCTACAGTATCATCAGTAGACCGTATAGATTACTCCAACGATACTACAACAGCATCACCAAAAGGAGTTCTAAGTCTTGCTAGATCTATCTTAGCAGCAACCGGCAATAGTTCTTATGGATGGTTTGGTGGAGGTTTTAGTCCTGCATACTCTAGAGTAGACCGTATTGATTACTCAAATGATCTTGCAACAGCATCACCAAGAGGACCATTAAGTGTTGCTAGATTTGGATTAGCAGCAACCGGTAATAGTTCTTTTGGTTACTTTGGTGGTGGTCTTACTACAGGCCCAACTCCTAATTCATCAATAGACCGTATCAATTACTCTAATGATACTACAACAGCATCAGTAAGAGGACGTTTAAGTGTTGCTTTATCTTACTTAACAGCAACCTCAGCAGCAGCAAACGGACTGGTTGGGCCAGCATTTGTTGAACCCATATTATTACCTGCAGTTAATTATGGTTACTTTGGCGGTGGAGGTTCATCACCAGATTCTTTATCAACAGTAGACCGCATCGATTACTCTAATGATACTACAACTGCATCAACAAGAGGATCATTAAGTGTTTCAAAATATAATTTAGCAGCAACCGGTAATAGTTCTTATGGTTACTTTGGTGGTGGAGATACTCTCACCCCAGCCCCAGTATCAACAGTAGACCGCATAGATTACTCTAATGATACTCCAACAACACCATCAAAAGGACCATTAAGTCTTGCTAGGGTCTCGCTGGCAGCAACCGGCAATAGTTCTTATGGTTACTTTGGTGGTGGAAGAGTACCAGCAGAACGATCAACAGTAGACCGCATAGATTACTCTAATGATACTCCAACAACACCAGCAAAAGGACCATTAAGTCTTGCTAGGGGGGCGCTGGCAGCAACCGGCAATAGTTCTTATGGTTACTTTGGTGGTGGATTACTTTCTGCCAGCGGCCGTTCTGTAATAGATCGCATAGATTACTCTAATGATACACCAACAGCACCAGCAAAAGGACCTTTAAGTAGCATTAGAACTAATCTGTCAGCAACCGGTAATAGTTCTTTTGGTTACTTTGGTGGTAGTGGAGGTGCATCATCATTAATAGATCGCATAGATTACTCTAATGATACACCAACAACACCAGCAAAAGGACCTTTAAGTCTTGGTAGATCTTCCTTAGCAGCAACCGGTAATAGTTCTTATGGATATTTTGGCGGCGGAAGTGGTCCCAGTATTGTATCATCAGTAGATCGTATAGATTACTCCAATGATACTGCAATAGCATCACCAAAAGGACCTTTAAGTCTTGCTAGAGATAATTTAGCAGCAACCTCAGCAGCAGCAAACGGATTACCACAATAAAACTTTATGAAACAAAATATTATTATCGCTGATGACTTCTATACAAATCCAGACGAAGTTAGAAATATAGCACTCAATTCAGAATATCCAGATCCTGGAAAAGAATATACTTATCCAGGAAGAAATTCTAAACAATCTCATTATGATGATGAGATACATTCAAAATTTGAAAAACTGGCAAATCATAAACTTAATCCAGCAGATCAAAATGGATACTTTAGAATCTCATTAGAAACTGATAAGCATAAACAAGACATTCACGTTGATCCTGCGTGGGAATGGGGTGCTGTTCTCTATCTTAGTGATCCAAAAGACTGTGTGGATGAAGGAGGAACTTCTTTCTGGAGACACAATACTTTAAGAATGGAAATGTGCCCCAGAGATGATAAGGAAGCGCAGTTTTATGGGTTTCCAACTTATAAGGAAGCGTGGTGGACGACAGTATATGGAGAAGGCCAAGATCGTTCTAAATGGACCCGTTACTTTTTATGCCCGATGAGGTATAATAGGCTAGTGTTGTTTCGTACCTATCTTTGGCATTCTCACAATTTTAACTTTGGTACAAATCTTCAAAACGGTCGTCTAGTCCAATTATTTTTCTTTAATGAGTTATGAAATTTTCTGCATACTATGTTCCAAACTTTCCAATCTCTCAAATCACTGATGAGGGTGTAGATCGTTGGGTTTATATGCCCCAACATCCAAGATGTCAATATCGTATTTTAGATGCAATTCTAGAACATATTGATAACACAAACTATATTGATCCAGTAAGAATTGTTATTCCTGTTGAGGGGCAAGTTCAAGCAGGGCCTCAAGGAGTGTGTCGTCTTTTTGCTCTTCGTAATCTTAGAGGTTATACTCATATTCCAGCAATTGTATCTACCGAAAAGAAATATGATTGGTTTGGTGAAGGTGTCGTAGAGATTACTGACAAGGAACAAATTCGTTCTTATCTTCTTCTAGAACCAACAGCATATGGGATCGAAGAAGATGGAAAGGCATATTGGATTAATCAAAATCCAAATGAAAAACAAATTAGACAAACATTCAAGGTTTCTCCTGAGACAATGGAAAGAACATTACGTGGTTTTGAGTTAATTTGATTGATGAATTTAATTCCATTAAGTGATTTTTCTCAAGATGATTTAAGTGACAAATTAGAATATCTAAGAAAACTTAGAAATTCTTGTCGTTACTTTATGACAAGACATCAAGAAGAAATTAGTGCAAACCAGCAAAAAATATGGTATAATACCCTGAGTGAGAATGTAGTTCCTTATGTTTATGTCCTTGATGGTGGTTCCTTATGTGGTTATGGACTGATTGTTTATGAGAATAATGCTGCATATCTAACTGCAGCATTAGAAGAAACTAGTAGAGGTAAGGGACTAGGTAGAAAAATCTTCAGTGATCTAATTGAAATTGCAAGAAAAAAAGTCAATAAAATTTGTTTAGAAGTTTTAGAAACTAATATTATTGCGGTAAATTTATATAAATCACTAGGATTTAATCAAGTTAAACAAAATAATAATGTTATTTTTTTAGAAATGGATGTGAATTAATGATACCCTTATTTAAAGTAAGAATGTCTCCAGATGCCAAGGATTTGGTTGGAGATGTTTTAGCATCTGGATACATCGGTCAAGGTCCAAAGGTAAATGAGTTTGAAGATCTTTTGCAACAAGAACTTCACCTAAACTCTAAACCAGTTACTGTGAATTCTTGTACCAGTGCAATTGATCTTGCTCTTCATTTGATTGGGATTGGTCCTGATGATGAAGTGATTTCAACACCACAAACTTGTTTTGCATCTCAAGTTGGAGCACTGAATCGAAAAGCAATCATTCGCTGGGCTGACATTAATCCTATTACTGGATGTGTTGATTCACAATCAGTTAAAAATTTAATCACACCCAAAACAAAAGCAATCATTGCAGTCAATTGGGGAGGAAGACTATGTGATTTTAAAACACTCAAGTCTTATGGAGTTCCTGTAATTGAAGATGCAGCACACTGTTGGAATGTATTTAATCAAAACTCCAATGAAAGAGGAGATTATATTTGCTACAGTTTTCAGGCAATTAAGTTTTTAACGTGTGGTGATGGTGGTCTCTTAGTCACTCCAAAAGAAAAGGAAGAAGATGCAAGACTATTGAGATGGTATGGTCTCGATAGAACGAAGAATGAAAGTTTTAGATGCACTCAAAATATTAAAGTAGCAGGATTTAAGTATCATATGAATGATATTGCTGCTTCAATTGGAATTACAAATATACCATTAGCAAAAGATTCTGTAATTCAACATAGACAAAATTCAAAGTATTTGATTGAGAACATTCAAAATCCAAATATTCAAGTGCCAGAATGGAATGAAGATTGTTCTTATTGGATCTTCAGTCTTCACGTTCTAAATCAAAAGAAACAATCCTTTATTGATTATATGAACTCTAAGTCAATTGCAGCAAGCCCAGTTCATTATCGAAATGATGACTATGATTGTACTTCACAATTTAAAGAAGGAATATTAGAAGGTGTAGATTTATTTACGGAAACTCAAGTTTGTATTCCAAATGGATGGTGGTTAAATAGTAATGAATTGAATTATATCGTTCAAACCATAAATGACTTTGAGAATGAGTAATGGCAGAGATTTATAAGTATCCAACAACAATCTATGATTTTAGATCTCAAATCAGTGAAATTCTAGAAGCAAAGAATCTAGAAAATCTTCATACACAAAGAAGTTATGAAGTTTTCACTCAAAAAACAGATCAATCTACTGAATGGCACAGAAAGTTTTATGATAACTTTTCAGTAATGAATGATCTTTACTTGAGTTTCATTCGGGATTTTATCAAACCATTATTTAATGAAAAGATTGTTTATCAAAAAGTTCCAACATTTAGAGTTCATTTGGTTGGAAATCTAAGTGTAGGTGAGTTTCATCGTGATAGAGATTATCGTCATTTAACAAGTGAGATTAATTTTTGGATACCCTTTACGAATGCTTATGATACAAATACAATCTGGATTGAAAGTGAAGAAGGTTTGAATGATGTATCACCACACAAAGTGAATTATGGAGAAGTTCTAAGATTTGATGGAGCAAATCTTTTACACGGAAATCAAATTAATTCTACTGATGCTACAAGAGTTTCGATGGATTTTAGAATAATTCCTTATTCAATTTTTGTTCCTTCATCAAACTCATCAGTCTTTACAAATCGAAAGTTTGATATTGGTGGTTACTTTGAATTAATGGAGTGAAAAAATGACGAATTCATTTGCATATGTTGTTGCTTTTTATTTTGGAGAAAGATTAGCAACTCAAAGACTTCCAAAGTATGCGGAAGGTTTATCAAGAAATAAGTTTTACTTTGCAGAAAAACATATTGAGTTTTTAAATTCTTATTCTGGAAGCGATCTTAAGAAAGTTATTTTTCTAATCAATCAACGCCCAGAAGATGACATAGAAGAAATACAATCTTTCTTTGAGAGGAATACAAAAGAAATCTCTTCAAAATTTAATTACTCTTTATCATTTAGAGAAAACAAAAACATTTCTTATGGTGCTTGGAACGATGCTATTTGCAAAGATCTTGAATTGAATGATGAGAACATTGAGTATTATTTTTGTTTAGAAGACGATTATCTTCCAACTAGAGATAACTTTGTTGATCCCTTTATTGAAAGATGCAATGAAACAACTCCTTATACTTGCTGTAGAGCAGTTCACGGAGAGCATCCTACTATTAGTTCTTATGCTTCTATATCAAATGGTTTATTTCTAAGAAGTGCTTGTAAAAAAGTCTATGAAAAAAATGAGACTATTTTTTCACTTACTGGTGCAGATGAATATACATACTCAGATGCCTGTGATAATCAAGTAATGTTTTATAGATTATTTTTAGAAATGGGATATTCGATGAGTGATATTATTGATACATACTTTGTTCCATTTTTTGAGGCTGATACGGCAAGGATCAAAGAGTTTGGAAAAGAAGACGGAGAAACTTTAATCGAACCAATTTTATTATGAATCATCAGTATTACTTTATGGCAGGACTTCCAAGATCAGGAAGCACTCTGTTAAAATCAATTCTCAATCAAAATCCAGAAGTCTTTGCAAGTCCCATTAGTCCAGTAATGGAACTGATGTATTGGAATGAGGATTATTTTAAGAGATCAGAACAATATCTTGCATATCCAAAACCAAAGAGTGCATTCAAGATTATCTCTGGAATGTTGGATCAGTATTATTATGATGTAGAAGAACCAGTAGTCATCGATCACTGTAGAGCATGGCCCAATAATATTGAAAGACTTAAGACTTATGTAACACCAAATCCAAAGATTATCTGCCCTGTAAGAGATGTTGTTGAAATTCTAACTTCTTTTATTACAATGATCCGACGTAATTCAGATCAGCAATCTTTTATTGATAAACATTTATTTGAGGAAGGAAAACAAATCAATGATGATACTCGCTGCGAACACTTAATGAGTGAAATTGGAATCGTAGGACAATCCTTATGGGCTCAGTATCAAGCATTTGTGAAGAATGATACGAGACATCTATTGTTTGTTGAGTATAATGATCTGATTAGTACTCCAGATGAAACCTTAAAAAGAATTTATGAGTTTCTAGAACTAGAAAATTACTCTCACGATTTCCAGAACATTTATAATTCTCATCGTGAATTGGATAATGAAGTTTATGCATTGAAAGATATGCATTATGTACGTAAAGAATTAAAAAAGATATCTCCAAAACCTGAAGATATCTTAGGTGACTATATTCTAAATAAGTATAGTAAACAGGAATATTGGAAGTATTCCGATCACCGATATTTGGCATAAATGGCACTTACAAACACGAGAGGAATATTTGCACTTTTTGATGTAAGAATAAGACAGAATACTGGATATTGGAATACTGCAACTCGTATATCTAATTTTGGTTACTTTGGTGGGGGCGGTCAACCTGCATCAGTTACAGTAATAGATCGTATTGATTACTCTAATGATACTGCAACAGCATCAGAAAGAGGACCTTTAAGTACTCTTAGAATTAACTTAGCAGCAACAGGTAATAGTTCTTTTGGTTACTTTGGTGGTGGAACCACAATATCAATAGTAAACCGTATTGATTACTCTAATGATACTTCAACAACATCAATAAAAGGACCTTTGAGTTCTGCTAGAACTCAATTAGCAGCAACCGGTAATAGTTCTTTTGGATACTTTGGTGGTGGAAGTACTTCTGTTCCTGCTACAGCATCAACAGTAGATCGTATAGATTACTCTAATGATACTCCAACAATACCAGCAAAAGGACCTTTAAGTCTTGCTAGAGTTAACTTAGCAGCAACAGGTAATAGTTCTTTTGGTTACTTTGGTGGGGGTCAACCAGCATCAACAGTAGATCGTATAGATTACTCGAATGATACTCCAACAACACCTGCAAAAGGACCATTGAGTACTGCTAAATTTCAAGCGGCAGCAACTGGAAATTCTAATTATGGATGGTTTGGTGGAGGAGCACCAGGCCTGGCCCCAGTATCATCTGTAGAACGTATAGATTACTCTAATGATTTAGCAACGGCATCACCAAAAGGTCCATTGAGTCGTGCTAGAAATTACCTACAAGCAACCGGTAATAATTCTTTTGGTTATTTTGGTGGGGGATATAATAGACCTAATCTTGTATCAGTTGTAGATCGTATAGATTACTCTAATGATACTACAACAGCATCGGTAAGAGGACTTTTAAGTACTGTTAGATTTCAGGGGGCAGCCTGCTCGTCTGTTGCAAATAGTCTTACTACCTTTTATGTTAATGATCCAAAAACAGCAGATCCTACATTACTTCCAACATCTTATGGGTACTTTGGTGGTGGTAGTGGTCCATTATCAACAATAGACCGTATCGATTACTCGAATGATACTGCAACATTATCAGTAAGAGGACCGTTAAGTCTTGCTGACAGTTTGTTATCAGCAACTAGCAATAGTTTTTTTGGTTACTTTGGTGGAGGTACTACTGGCCCCACTACAGTTACATCGACAATAGATCGCATAGATTACTCTAATGACACACCAACATTGTCATTAAGAGGACCTTTAAGTCTTGCTAAATATAATGCAGCAGCAACCGGTAATAGTTCTTATGGTTACTTTGGTGGTGGTCAAACTCCTGCTGTATTATCATCAGTAGATCGTATAGATTACTCGAATGATACTGCAACAGCATCACCAAAAGGGCCTTTAAGTGTTCTTAGATATTCTTTAGCAGCAACTGGTAATAGTTCTTATGGTTACTTTGGTGGAGGTGTTCCTGGTGCAAAATCAACAGTAGACCGTATAGATTACTCTAATGATACTCCAACAGCACCAGCAAAAGGACCTTTAAGTGTTGCTAGAGAGGAATTAGAGGCAACTGGTAATAGTTCCTATGGTTACTTTGGTGGTGGTATTGGAGGATCCCCATTAGCACCAGTATCAACAGTAGACCGCATAGATTACTCTAATGATACTCCAACAGCACCATCAAAAGGACCTTTAAGTGTTGCTAGACAAGGATTATCAGCAACTGGTAATAGTTCCTATGGTTACTTTGGTGGTGGTCGTGGTGTCAGTCCTTCACTATCAACAGTAGACCGTATAGATTACTCTAATGATACTGCAACATTATCAGTAAGAGGGTCATTGAGTGGTGCTAGATTTTGGTTAACTGCAACTTCAGCAGCAGCAAACGGACTTCCACAGACTACTCCATATATTACTCCGGAACCACCATTACCTGCGATTAATTATGGTTACTTTGGAGGTGGAAGTTCTCCTGCTATAGTATCAACAGTAGACCGCATAGATTATACAAGTGACACTTCAACAGCATTAATAAGAGGGCAATTAAGTCTTTCTAGATCTCTATTAGCAGCAACTGGTAATAGTTCTTTTGGTTACTTTGGTGGTGGGTCTAACGGTGTTGCTGCAGTATCGACAATAGACCGCATCGATTACTCTAATGACACACCAACAGCAGTTGCAAGAGGATCTTTAAGTGTTGCTAGATTTGAATTAGCAGCAACCGGCAATAGTTCTTTTGGTTACTTTGGTGGTGGAAATACTCCTGGTATAATATCAACAGTAGACCGTATAAATTACTCGAATGATACTCCAACAACACCAGCAAAAGGACCTTTAAGTATTGCTAAAACTCAATCAGCAGCAACCGGTAATAGTTCTTTTGGTTATTTTGGTGGTGGAGGTACTGGACCAACACGACTAACAACAGTAGACCGTATAGATTACTCTAATGACACTGCAACAGCATCAGTAAGAGGACCTTTAAATCTTAACATTCAAACATTAGCTGCAACAGGTAATAGTTCTTTTGGTTATTTTGGTGGTGGTTTGGGTGGATCTCCCGGAGTTCTACGTTCAACAGTAGATCGCATTGATTACTCAAATGATACTGTAGTAGCATCACCAAAAGGACCTTTAAGTGTTGCTAGATATTTCTTCTCAGCAACTAGCAATAGTTCTTATGGATACTTTGGTGGTGGTGGCAATCCTATATTTTCAACAGTAGATCGTATAGATTACTCTAATGATACTCCAACAGCATCTGTAAGAGGACCATTAAGTATTGCTAGATCTGATGTAGCATCCACCTCAGCAGCAGCAAACGGATTACCTCAATAAATACTCAAAATAACTTTTATTATGATTGATAACCCTTTAACATATATTTTAATTCGCCCAAACGTAATCAGTAAACAAGGTCTTCAAGAACTTTTAGATCATATTCAATCCTCAACTGCAGAAGACCTTTCAGTTTTTGATCCAGAAAAAACAAATGAGACGGGGAAAACTTCTTGGACTGTAGATAAACAAACAAGAGATACTCAAATTGTTCCTGCTGGAGATCTGTATCCTAAAATTGAAGAACTGTTTAGAAATACTGTAAAAAATATCATCAATCCATTTTATCAAGTAGAAGTTGATTCAAGTGAGGTTCCACAAATTCTTTCTTATGAACTAGGAGGACACTATAAACCTCACGTTGATGCAGAAAGTCTTTGGATGACACCAACAGGAGAAAAGATTTGGAAGAAATCCACTGATCGTGACTTATCAATTGTTTTCTTTTTAAATGATGAGTTTGAAGGTGGTGACTTTATTTTTCCAGATCTTAAGGTTCGGGTGAGACCAGAACCTGGAATGATGGTATGTTTTCCATCAAATCATAATTATCTTCACGGTGTTGAACCAGTCACAAAAGGAAGAAGATATTCAATTGTAACCTGGGCCACAGTGAAAGGATTTCCAACGATGAATGAGATTAATCAAGAACTATCTAAGAAATATGGAGTTCCTGTGGTATAATTTAATTACACACTGAAAATAATATGGCAAATATTTTAGGTTTGAATTTCGGGCACGATGGATCTGTGTGTCTTGTAAGAGATGGAAAATTAGAATATGCAATCGCAACAGAGAGAATTACAAGAAAAAAGAAACAAGAAGCATTTACTGACGAAGTTGTTAATTATATTCTAGACGCAGCAAATCTTACATTAAACGATATTGATTGTATCGCAACCAATGATTTCAGACAAGAGGTTTTTGGAAACAAATATGTAGTTGATAAGTTTACTCTTCAAGGCAAAGAATTTAAGACGTTTATTATTCCTCATCATCTCGCTCACTGTGCTTCTGCATATTACACAAGTCCATTTAGAAGTGCATATTGCTTTAGTATGGACTGTAGTGGTGGAAAGAAGGAAGCAAACTCTTTGATTGCTTATGGAGATAAGAACAAACTGGTTGCTGAATATTGTCCCGGTACAATGGTTGGAGTTTTGTATGGTGAAGTTACTGAAAAACTTGGCCTAGGACCAGCACTTCATAAAGCAGGAACTACAATGGGTCTTGCATCCTATGGAACTCCTTTTGATTTTGATTTTCAGTCTTATACAGATGAGATCAAACATAAGATGAATGTTGCCGCTACAGTTCAAAGTGTTCTTGAGAATGATGTTCTAAAATATATTGAAGAACTTCCAGACAAAACAGAAAATCTTTGTTTATCTGGTGGATCTTTTCTGAACTGTAATGCAAATTCAAGAATTGTAAATCAATCTAAGTTCAAGAACTTTCATCATTTTCCTGCCTGTGGGGATGATGGAACATCAGTTGGTTCTGCTCTTTATGTGGCTCATCACATTTTAGATGAACCAAGATTTGATTATCAAACTGAAGACTTATGCTACACTGGAAAAGACTATGAGTTTCAAAAGATTGATTATGCATCAATCGCAAAGGAAATTGCAAATGGAAAGATTATTGGATGGTTTCAAGGAAGAAGTGAATTTGGACCAAGGGCTCTTGGAAATCGTTCAATTCTGGCAGACCCAAGAAACTTTCATAATCGAGAACTGATTAATCACGTTGTTAAAAATCGTGAATGGTTCCGTCCATTTGCTCCTGTTGTTTTGGAAGAATATTATCAAGATTGGTTTGATTTTCCCATTCCAAGTCCTTATATGCTTTATACCGCACAAGTCAAGCAACCAGAAAAAATTCCTGCAGTTACTCACGTCGATGGTTCAGCAAGATTTCAAACAATTAATTCACAGACTAATCTTCATTACTATAGTTTAATTCAAGCATTTGGAAATCTTACTGGAGTTCCTGTTCTTTTGAATACAAGTTTAAATGGAAATGGAGAACCAATTTTAGAAACGGAAGAACAAGCACTTGATTTCTTTCAAAGTTCAAACTTAGATTTAATGGTGATGAATGGCAAGGTATTTCATAAATAAAAATAAACACTAAGCAAATGAAATACCTCAAGCACTATTGGATTTCAGTCATTAATGGTGGTTATTGCTGTCACGAAAATCCTGTTGAAAAAAGACATCCAGAAGCAGAATTTCCTGGTCTTGGTGTAAAGATCTGGATGCACGATCATCAAGGTATTGATATTTGCCTCTCTACAGTTCCCGATACAACTGATGTTTATGATATTTTTGATATTCACGATGCAAACTTAAAAGTCGTTCAGGTTCTAACTGAAGTACAATTTAATTCTGTTGCAGATCCACTTGCAGAGTCCGGTCAACTTTCTCAGCAGGCATCACAAGAAACTGACGAAGCAGTAGCACAAGATCTTCGCGATCAGGCAGCAGCAAAATTTGAAGAAGCACAGCAAGCACTTTTTGCTCTTTGATTTAATCTTTACTTATTCTTAGACCAGAAACTTCACTTAAAAAATCTTTAGGTCCATAATTATACCAACCATTTGATACTTGAACTCTAATTGGAATATCAGTGCTATAATGATATGTAAATAACCAGTTTAATATTGTTGCATCTATTTTCTTACCCATCTCATTGATTTCTAAATAATTACCACCTTTCCAATCTTTTTTGGTGATAATTACTCCACAAAGATTGGGCTTCATCCATTCAGGAATTTTATCATTATTCAACCATTCGCAAGAATAATTCTTGCAAGGTTCTTCTGGTCTATCTTCATAGATGGAACATCCAGTTTCACATTTAAAGTGGCAAGGTCTTCCTGGTTGAAAATAGTTTCCGTGAGATTGACCGACTAACCATCCTTCACAGCAAGCAGTACAATCACCACATTCTCTTTGCTTTATCATTCTTTGAATTAATCTTTTAATATTATATCACTATTTACTTGATAGATAAATAACTAAAAGAACTATTTTTGGAAATGGCAGTTCCAGCAGTTAATATTGTTATAGAACAAGGTACTGATTATCAAGAAGTTTTTACCGTAAATAATCCAGATGGAAGTCCTTTGGATTTATCGGGACACACTGGAGTGGCAAAAATCCGTAAGTTTCCAGAATCCACTAGTTCTACATCTTTTAATGTTGGAATTGTATCTACTGCAGGGCAAGTAGTAGTATCTCTTGCAAATACAATTACTAATGATCTAAAGGCAGGTAGATATTATTATGATGTAATTATCATTTCTTCTCAACAAAAGAAAACTAAAGTTGTTGATGGTATGGTGCTTGTAAATGCTAGTGAGTCACTCTAATGCCTACAGTTTCTCTTGGAAGTACCAGTTATAATGTTACTATAGGGTATAATCCCTCTATTAAACTTACAAGAGAGGCTGGAAGCACCCAAGGTCTTCAAGGAACTCAAGGTCCCCTAAGCAATTTTCAAGGAACACAAGGCCCTCAAGGAACTCAAGGTCTTCAGGGACTACAGGGTTTAAGTAATCAAGGAGTTCAAGGAACTCAAGGCACATTTGGTACTCAAGGATCTCAAGGTCTTCAAGGAAGACAGGGTACTCAAGGTAGACAAGGAACACAGGGACTTCAAGGACTTCAAGGTTTACAAGGATTACAAGGTCTTCAGGGATTACAAGGATTACAAGGTCTTCAAGGTTTTCAGGGTACTCAAGGTCTTCAGGGTCTGCAAGGAAGACAAGGTACTCAAGGATTTCAAGGACTTCAAGGTCTTCAAGGCAATCAAGGTCTTCAAGGAAACCAAGGACTTCAAGGCCTTCAAGGTTTAAGTAATCAAGGAGTTCAAGGGCATCAAGGTACTCAAGGTCTTCAAGGAAGACAAGGTACTCAAGGACTTCAGGGATTTCAGGGATTACAAGGCACTCAAGGACTTCAGGGTACTCAAGGATTACAAGGAACTCAAGGTTTACAAGGAAGACAAGGAGCCCAAGGTTTACAAGGAAGACAGGGAACTCAAGGCCTTAATGGAGAACAAGGTACTCAAGGTCTTCAGGGAACAGCAAATCAAGGAATTCAAGGTCTTCAAGGGCATCAAGGAGCACAAGGTACTCAGGGAAGACAAGGTTCTCAAGGCATTCAAGGAATTGGTGGATCTCAAGGCCATCAAGGAGTACAGGGAGCACAAGGAACAAATGGACTTCAGGGAACTAGAGGTCTCCAAGGTAGAGATGGAATACAAGGCGCTCAAGGACTTCAAGGCCTTCAAGGTTTAAGTAATCAAGGAGTTCAGGGGCATCAAGGAACTCAAGGTTTACAAGGGAGACAAGGCGCTCAAGGTTTACAAGGTTTAAGTAACCAAGGAGTTCAAGGACATCAAGGAACTCAAGGGCATCAAGGAACTCAAGGTTTACAAGGAAGACAAGGAGTTCAAGGATTACAAGGTCTTTCTAATCAAGGAGTTCAAGGTCTTTCCAATCAAGGAGCTCAGGGTCTTCAAGGAAGACAAGGTACTCAAGGTCTTCAGGGTATTCAAGGACTAACTGGTACTGCAATTACTATTGTTGGAACTCTTGCACTCACTCCAGGTAACGAACAATCTGAATTAAATAGTCCATCAAATGCTTGGTATCCTCCTCAAAATGGATATGGAGTTATTGATAGTAATACTGGAGATCTTTGGGTTTATGGAAATTCTACCTGGACTAACGTAGGTAATATTCGTGGAGCTCAAGGAGTACAAGGTACTCAAGGCATTCAAGGTACTCAAGGAATTGGATTTCAAGGAACACAAGGAACACAGGCTACTCAAGGAACACAGGGACTTAGAGGAGCAATTGGCGATAGTTATTGGATTAAAACTGATGTTGGAATTCATACTCTATCAAGCGTTGGTATAGGAACTACCAATCCAACAGAACAACTTACAATATTGGGAAGTGTTGGAGTTGGTGGAAGTTTAATTTTTAATGATACTGCAGGAATTTCTACAGTTATTGTTGCAATTGGTACGGAAAGATTTTTACAAAATATTATTATTGATTGTGGAGAGTATTAATTTTAAGAAGCATAAATATCTAAAACTCTTATATAAGAGTTTCTACGGTTCATACCAACTATGTAAGTAATGGCGGCACCTATTATCCGCATTAAGCGGTCAGCAGTTCCTGGAAAGAAACCAACGGTAAATGACTTACCTTTGGGGGAACTTGGCCTTAATACTTACGATGCTGAACTATATGCCCGTAGAGAACGCACAGGAATTGGCACCGATATTGTAAGACTTGGTGCTGGTGCAACTGTTACAAATATTCTATATGTTACCCAAGATGGAAGCGATACAAACACAGGAAAAAAACTTGGAGACGCAAAAAGAACAATCGGAGCAGCACTCACAGCAGCAACAACAGGAACAGTTATTAAAGTTAGTGCTGGATCTTATCTAGAAAATAATCCTTTAATTTTACCTACTCAAGTTTCTGTTGTTGGAGATAGTCTCAGAGAAGTATCAGTATCTCCACAAAACGCAAGTGAGGATCTATTTTATGTGCTTGAAGGTAATTATGTTGCAGAAATGTCTTTTACTGGAACATTAAATGCAGGAAAAGCAATCTTTGCATTCAATCCAAATCAAGTAGGATATTCAAGTCAATCACCATATATTCAAAACTGTACCAATTTTATCCCAAATAGTATTGGTCTCAAAATTGATGGTTCAAAATGTATTGGACCACTCAAATCTATGGTTCTGGATAGTTACACTCAGTACAATCAAGGTGGTATTGGGTGCTCTATTACAAATGAAGGATACGCACAGTTAGTTTCTCTCTTTACCATCTGCGACGATATTGCAGTCTACTGTGGTTCTGGAGCAGCGTGTGACTTAACAAACTCAAACGCTTCTTTTGGAAATTATGGACTAGTCGCAGATGGTGTTGGCCCTTCAAAATATACTGGTATTGTAACAGCATCTGCAGCAGAAAATGCAGATACTTTTGTTCTTGATTTAAATGTACCGACTCTGAATGTAACAAATGCTCTTTATGATAATACGACTGGACTTACAACAATTACTGTAGGTTCAAATCATAACTTTAATGTTGGAATGGGAATTTCAATTGTTGGACTTGCATTTACTTGCTCTTCTGGTCCAGGAATTGTAACTTATCCATCAGGAAATAAAGGTTATGTTTTTGAGGTTACTGCTGTTCCATCACCAACTTCATTTGAAGTTTATGTTGGAGTTTCTACTCTCTCTCATACATATCAATCTGGTGGAACTGCAAAAATAAATATAGTCAGACCTTTTGACGGACAAGTCATTTATTTTGATACACTTTATTATAGTGTAGAAGGTATTACAGTAGGTTCTGGTGGAACTGGATACTCCGGAAATGCAGATCTGACGATTGGTGATCCATCTACACCTTGGGGTATTCCTGCTACTGCGGTTGCTGAAGTTAGAAATGGTTCTGTGATTTCAGTAGAAATGGTTTCGAATGGAAGAGGATATACTTCAATTCCTACAGTAACTTTTAGCTCTCCTGATGTTGGAATAAATACTGCAACAGGTACTGCAAATCTAATTCCAACTTATTATGTAATTCAAAATTCAACACCTGTTTCTGCTGGAATTTGTACGATTACAATTACTGATAATGTTCCCTATGCTGTTGGAGTTGGTACTACTGTTCCTTTCTTTAAACAAAGTAGAGTTCTTGCATCAGGACATTCGCTTGAATATATTGGTTCTGGAACAAATATTGCAACTGCATTACCTGCAAATGGTGGAGTTCCTATTCAAGAGAATGAAACTCTTTCTAAAAATGGTGGATTGGTTGTTTTTACCACAACAGATCATTCAGGAAACTTCAGAATTGGTGATGGCGTTGTAATTAATCAACAAACAGGAACGATTAGTGGAACATTCTATTCCAAGAGTTTGTTCTCAACGATGACACCATTTATTCTAGCACTAGGAGGAGATTAAAAAATGGCTTTAGCACTTAATGTATTTCAAACAGTTACTGCTGTAGTAAGTGCATCTCCGACTGTAGTTTATACAGCACCTGTTGGATATACTGGTGTTGTTCTTTTAGCACAAGTTGCAAATGTTGGTGCTACTTCTGCTGATGTTACTTTAATTCATCGTAGAAGTTCAACTGATACTGAAATGTTGAAAAACTTTCCAATTTCATCAAGTGATACTGCAAATCTTCTTGCAGGAAAATTGGTTCTTGAAAGTGGCGATAGACTTGTTTTATCTGGTAGTAATGGTACTGATTTAAAATTTATTGCAAGTATTCTAGAAACACTCAACTAATATAAAGAGTAATGGCAAAGTACCTCAGTAACCGTCTAAAAAACTTAAAAATTGGTATTAGTTCTTATACAGAAAATAATACAGTATTAGAGGTTACTGGAAAGGTTGGTATTGGAACCACGAATGCAACACAAGAACTGGACGTTGCTGGAGATGTAAGACTTCGTGGTGGATTATACGATAGTTTTAATCGAGTAGGTGCGGGTGGGTCAATTCTTATCTCTACTGGTGCTGGAGTAAGTTGGACTGATCCATATTCTGCAGGACTTCAAGGACTTCAAGGACTTCAAGGCACTCAAGGTACTCAAGGTCTTCAAGGAAACCAAGGTCTTCAAGGAAACCAAGGTCTTCAAGGTACTCAGGGTCTTCAGGGCAACCAAGGTCTTCAAGGCAACCAAGGTCTTCAGGGAACAGGAAATCAAGGTACTCAAGGTCTT